AGACCAGGCCAAAAATATGGTGAAGGTGGCGATGAAATGAGGGCAAAGATAAAAGGATACATGGCAAAAGGTGGTCCTACTAAAGGAAAAGGTCTCTATGTTCTGGCAGAAAGAGGAAGAGAATTTATCATCGATGCCGATTCTACAGCAGCTCTTGAAGCACAAGTTCCTGGATTCTTGTATGATTTGAATAAGGCAAAAGGTAGAGAAGCAGTAAATGTTTTGAGAGCATATGCTTCTTATGAGTCTGGTGCTGATGAAACTGTTATTGTTCCAATGCCAGCGATGGCAGGTGGTTCATCTGGATCTGGATCTAAATCCATCGTTAAAGTTCCAGTTGGTGGAACAGAAAATTCATCGTTTGATACTCTGTATCAAGGTGCTTAAATAGAGATAAGGAGAAATAAAGAATGACGCAAACACCATCAGGATCTAAACAAGCAGTACCTGCTTTTATAGACAAATTAGAAGTAACCTCTAACAAAGATCAGAGTAAGAATGTCAGTCTTGCTACTGGAATTGTTCGTGTCATGTATTATGAAAGCATTCTTCAAGATACAGTAAAAGCAGAAGTAACGTTTATTGATACTGGTAATTCAATTGATGGTAAGAGTATTGTTGAAGGGCTACCTCTTGTGGGAACTGAAGAGGTTACACTGAAGTTTAGAGATAATAATGAAAACAGTGTAAAGGCAACACTATATGTAAATAAAGTTACTCCAGGAGCAGAGGATACGGTCGGAACACTGGTGCAACTAGACTTAGTATCAGAGGAGTTCATTAGAAACGAAGAGGGTAAATCGAGAGTCAATATTAGATTTGATGGGAAAATATCCGATCATATTAAAAGGGTATGTGAAGACTTTTTGTTGACAGAGAAAGAGTTAGATATTGAAGAAACTAGCAACAACTATAATTTCTTAGGGAACAATCAAAAACCATACTATGTGATCAACTGGCTTTCAAAAGCATCTGTTCCATCCACTGCTGGAGAGAAAGGTAAGTCTGCTGGGTTCTTCTTCTTTGAAACTGCCGATGGATTCAAATTCAAATCAATCGATGGTCTCTTTGATCAGAAGCAGAAAAAGTCTCTGATCTTCAATCAATCTGCTGAACTGCCTGCAGGTTATGACACAAAGGTTTTAGATCAAGAGGGTGATAATCGAATCAATGCACAAGAAAAATTTAAGATGGGCGCATATGGCACAAGGATAGTTGTCTTTGATCCATTTAACTGCCACTATGAAGTTATTAAACAAACTGCAGATGAAACGGAAGAGGGAACTCAGTTGGGAGGTAAGGAGTTACCAACTTTAAATGAAAAGTTTGATCCGAAAGAGACTTTTACAAGAACAACATATATGTTGATTGATACTGGTACTCTTCCAACAGGGACAACAGAGCAACAAATTGATGGTTCAACAGAACAAAATTTTGAATCTCAAAAAGTATTAAATCAAGCAATCCGTAGATACAATCAAATGTTTACAGGGATGCAGACAGTTACAATCGCAGGGGACTTTAGTCTTCATGCAGGAGACGTTGTGTTTTTTGACAAACCAGGCCTCCGTGCAGAAAAAGGTGATGACCTTGACAAGGAATCAGGGGGTCTATATATTATAGCTGACTTATGTCATTACATATCATCTAAGGAAACGTACACGAAGTTGAATCTTGTTAGAGATTCTTTCGGTCGGAAAGGAAACCACACTACTAGTATTCCATTATGAGTAAAGAGAGAAGTATTCAGCAACATATCAATGATGACAAAGATTTGCTGGATAATGCAACACTGTCACCACAGATGCGTCGTCACACAGAAGATGAGTTGCATCATCTAGAGTTGTATCAAGCAGCGCATCCAGACGATGACCATGATCCAACAGCATTTGAAATGTACTGTGACGAAAACCCAGAAGCAGACGAATGCAGGATTTATGAGGACTGATGGAAGGAGGAGCACTTTTTAATCCAGGATTTCTTGGCGGTAATTTTCTTTGGTGGGTTGGCCAAATTGCTGACGATTCTACCTGGAGAGAAAACATAAGTGCCGGAAAGATAAAGAGCAAAAATGATACCCCTGGTTGGGGGTACAGATATAAAGTAAGGATTATTGGTATTCACGATCAAGGTGAATCGTCAATTAAATCCGATCAATTACCTTGGGCGCAAGTAATGTATCCGATCACCGCTGGTGGTGGTCAGGGTGGATCATTCCAAACACCTGCGCTCAAACAGGGTAATTTCGTCTTTGGATTTTTCCTTGATAGTCAGGATCGTCAAGTTCCTGTCATCATGGGAGTGTTAGGAAATAATGCAACCACTAGATTAAAAACTAAAACTGGACTTGGTGGTCCAGGAAACAGGTCCGTCGCTGCGGTCAATCAAAATACAGAGAGACCTAGCAGGGATGATTTTCCACGTAATCGAAATGGGAATGGTGCATATCTTAGAGCTCTGAGAAGATGGGAGAAAGAACAGGAAACTAAAGCATCCACAGACGCCCAGAACTTTACTCCACAAAGTCATCATTCAAAGGGAGCAGATAAAGATACAACAAAGAAAGTTGCTGATACTGAGTTAGCAGCTGAAGAACCTTCGTCTGGTACATTGCCAACAAAAGAATCTGCTGATGCCATTCATCAAGAAACAGCAGAAGATAACAAGAAAGAAAAAGTTCTGAAGAGAAAGCACGCTTTGGCATGTCCTGATCCAGAGCAGAGTTCAGAGATGACTGCTATTCAAACAGTCATTGAAAACATGACTGAAAAAATGCAGGATGCACAGAAAGCATTGCAGAAATACACTAGTGCAGTGTCTCTACCAATCAAAGGTGCATTTAAAGAGATAAATGAGATTATGAGTGATGCGGCGGGAGAAATCTCAAAGCACATGAAGAAAATTTTTGGTAAGGTTCAGAACTTTGTAACAGAACAAGTTAATAATATTGCACAACCTCTCTTAAAAATTTCACCACCAACAGTTCGCATTCAACTTTTAGATGATTTGGTAAAAGGTTTTGAATCGTTGTGCTGTGCTTTCAATGGCATCGTTGGTGGACTGGCTGGAACGATCTTAGGAGCACTTCTCAATATTCTTGGCAGAAAAGGAAATTCATCACCTCCAGTTGGATCTGCCCCTTCATCAGCACCAAACGATACTACAACTCCCACCACTGAGGTAAACTCTACAGCACCTCAAGTTGGAACTGTATCAGAATTTGATCCTAATTTCAATGTTCCACCACTTCCACCTGAAGGATACTACACACCAAACCCAATCTGTTCTACTGAAGAACTAGTTGGTGAAGTTTTAGGATCAACTCTTGGCACTATCATGGCATCGGTTGATACTGCGATAGCACCGATGATTAACAGAGTTTCAACCTCCTTAGCTGGTGCAGGTTCTGCTGCAGGAACTCAGGCAGCAGGATCACCTCCTCAAGCAACTACCTCTGCTAATGGCATCACAGTTCCTGCTGTTGCAGCCGCACTTGCATCTGGTGGTTTAGTTGGAGGATTATCAACTTCTTTAGCACAACAACTAGGTGTTGATCCTGGATTGATCGGTGGCGTAACATCTGCGCTGCAAACTGGTGATGTTGTTGGTGGTCTTTCATCTCTTGCTGGTCTGGCAGGAGTTGATCCTGCAATAGTTTCTACTGCCACTGATATTCTCAATGGTGGAGATGTTGTTGGTGGTATCACATCACTCTTTGGTCCCCAAGTAGCATCTTTTGGACAGGCATTCTCTGCTATTGAGTCTGGAGATCTTAATTCACTCGTTGGAATTCTAGGACCTCTTGCTGGAGCAAACCCAGCGATACTTGGAGCAATCACTGGTGGAGGAGCTCTTTCTGGTCTTGCTGGAGGACTTGGTGGTTTGGGTGGAATGAACTTTGATATTGCAGCATCGCTTGGATTTATTTCATCGATCACACAATTCTTTGATTGTGATCCAAAACCGATGTGTTCTCCAAATGATACGTATACATTGCAAGAGGGAGGCAGTGGTAAACCTGGGGTTGAAAAACCAAATCCAAATCAAGTTGCTGATAATGCAGCAGCACAAGCAGAAAACCCAGCACCAACACCAGAGATAGATGACATTGGAGATGATTTAGATAAACCTATTACTGATGCTGAAAGACAAGCAGTGAGAGAAGGTAGAATTATTGATGAACAAGGAAATACCATTGGAACGATTACATCGAGAGGAACATAATGCCGATACAACCACCATCAAGAGATAATATAAAAGTTGGATATATCAGTCAGTTTGACGGATATGTTCAGGGGCTTACTATTGAAGAGGCAAATAATTATGAGAAAATGTCTCCAGGGACTACATTTGTGTTTGTCAATGGTGATAATGAAGTAAAATATCTTTCAATTACTGATGTCAATGCTCTCACCACTAATGATTTAAAAAGGAAGGATCCTTGTGATGTTTCTCCAAAACCATGTGGACCTCCAACACTCAACTTTTTTGGTGGTGGTGGAATTGGAGCAAAAGCAAACCCAATCATTGACCTAGAGGGTAATATTATTGCTGTTGATATCATCGATGGTGGATATGGATACACAAGTCCACCAAGAATTCAAGTTATTGACCCATGTAACAATGGAAGTGGTGCGGTATTAGAGACAGAACTTTTATTTAATTCGGCGGGAAAAAATACTGGTAGAGTTCGTCGTGTTTTAGTTCGGGATAGTGGAACAGGATATCTTCCACCAGGACAAACGGTGCCTCAATACCCTGCATTGATTAAATTAACAGATGTTATTGTCACAAACCCTGGTATCAATCACAACTGTGGTGTAGATCAGATAGTGATTGAACCTAAGAATGGAACAACTCTGACATATGATTGTAATCCATTTGGAAAAATTAATTCTGTAAAGGTCAATGCTGGCGGAAACTACACAAGTCTCCCAACAATTTTTATGGACACCGAAACAGGTGTAAATGCACAATTTATTCCAGTGTTTGAGGTTATTCGTGATCCATTGATTCCTGAAGTTGCAGGCCCAGGAGAAGTTGTCCAAGTTTATGACCTTGTTGGTCTACAAATCAATGGATATCTTGACGGCAAACCTTACTATGGTAATGTATTCTTTGATAATGGTGTAAAATATGCTGGAGTTAGAAATACTGGTGTGAGAGTTTATGATACCCTTCAAGAAAGTGTCACAGGTGTTGCTGAGAGAGTGACGACCACAATTACTCCTACAGAAACCACTACAGAGGAAGTTCAAACAGTAGAACAAACAACGGCAACTTCAACTGTAACCAGATCAACAGGAAGCAGACAATCAGCACCAGCGAGAACATCTACGACCACTACTACTACCACAACATCTACACCCGCTCCTGCTCCATCACCATCACCGCCACCATCACCTCCACCTTCACCGCCATCTGGTGGCGGAGGCTATGGGGGTTACTAATAAATATTAGGACAATCCTTTAAGTCATGGCAGAAAAGAGAAATTTTTGGACACAAGTTATTGGTGCGATGAATGGTGCTATCTCCTTTGGAGGTATC